ATGCTGCTGTGGCTTCTGCAGCTGCTTGAGCAGCGTTGGCCTTAGTGGTAGCATCTGTAGAAGCTGATGATATTGCCTCTGATTTAGCTGTTGCTACATTTGCTGTAGTAGCCAATAGAGATGTGTCAGCAATTCCATGAACGTTAGTAGTGTCAGAGCTGTGTGTTGAGAGAGCAGATGCTGCGGTGGCCTCTGCGGCTGCTTGAGCAGCATTGGCCTTGGTTGTAGCATCTGAAGCGGCATTTGAAGCTGCTGTTGAAATTGCTGAAGTTACATCAGCTGAATTAGCCTTTGTTCCGAGAGCAGTTGTAATAGTTGTTGTGTAATTAGCATCGTCATTAATTGCTGCTGCTAATTCATTTAATGTATTAAGTAGGTTTGGAGCTCCGTCTACAAGTCCATCTACTGCAGCTGAAATTGCTGTATTGCGATTTGAAACCTCTGTTGATATTGCAGTTGAAAGTGCTGATGCTGCGGTGGCCTCTGCGGCTGCTTGCGCTGCATTTGCCTTGGTTGTAGCATCTGTCGCTGCTGCAGAAATAGCTTCTGACTTAGCGGTTGCTACATTTGATGTAGTAGCTAATAAGGATGTGTCTGCAATTCCGTGTACGTTAGTAGTGTCAGCGTTATGTGTTGAAAGTGCTGATGCTGCAGTTGCTTCTGCAGCTGCCTGAGCGGCATTAGCCTTTGTAGTAGCGTCTGCTGCTGCAGTTGAAACTGAAGCTGCATCTCCTGATACTCTAAGTGCTGCTTCTGCTGCTACCTTAGTGGTTGCGTCAGTTGCTGCTGCTGTAATTGCTGCAGATTGTGCTGCGTTAGCCTTTGATGTGGCATCAGATGCTGCTGTGGCTTCTGCTGCAGATTGTGCTGCTGCTGCTGCGCCTGCTGCATCAAATACGCCAGATTTTACAGATAGTTTTCCAGCGCCGCTTACTTCAAGCTGTGTCGCCTCTACTGATTTTACAAGAGTTGCTCCACCTACAAGGTTGAGAATATAAGCATCTCCGCCTGTCTCTGTAAGTATATTTTGGCCATTGATTGTACCTGTTGTACCCTCAACTACAAGGCCTGATTTAATTCTAAAGTTTTTTACTACTGTTGCCATTTATATGACTCCTCTTGTTGCTTTTTTATGCTTTAAGCGCTGTTCTTATAAATCTTACTGAGATTGAACCAGAAACAGGGGTGACTCTGAAACTAATTATACCTGAATTTTCTTCAAATGCATAAGTAAATAAGCTTGTGTTTGTGTTTGATATTATGTTTGACTCTGAAACCATAATGTCTGTTCCGTTATGTGAAGCTAGTATTTCTGATGCGTAAACATCTGAGTTTTTTACTACCTGGATGTTATACCTTACGGTTCTCCAGGCACTCTTTGCAAATGAATCTATGCTTGTTGGATTTTCAATACCATAAACTGTAAGATCGTTATTGCCTTCTAGTCCAAGAAGCTCTGCTGCGTTCTCGGAATCAATGGCTGCCAAGTTTGATTCAAGTTGTGTGATTTTATAATCTATTGAATTTGCATCTGTCGATCCATCAATTCCTAGCTTTAACTCTAGGGCTTCAATTGCGTCATTTACATTGCTATGCAATGCTGCATGGCCTGCCATTGAGTCATTTGATTCTGGATTAGATAGATTATCTATAGATGTTGGGTAATTAGTTGCCAATTTGTCCTCCGTCCAACAATGTTAACTGTGTATAATTTGGTTTTACATACGATGATGTTGGAGAACCACCGTCTATGCCAATTATAGCAGGAATTGTTTCTACTACGCTGGCATTATTATTAATATCAGTATTAAAGTTAATAGTTTCCTGAAGGTTAATAGTATGAACATCTCCGTCGTATGTATGTGTGTGCATGTAGAATGGAGCGGGATCTGAAGAGCCTGGAGTTAAGTCAACCCACACTGCACCGTTGTATATCTTAATGTTTTTACTTGTAACATTAAAGTAAACATCTCCAGTTGATCCGATAAGCGGATCTTCTGCAAGTGTAAGAAGATTTAATAAGGACTTAAACTTTTTGGCCATTTTAAAATCCTTATCCTATTACAACTACTCTATATTCTCCAGATGCTGGTGCAACTGCAAATTTAATTGTTGCTGCTGTATCTGATGTATGTTCTACGTCTGCAATAATTTCTGCAAATGGAGAAGCAACTTCATATATAGAAACGACTATATCTTTTGTACCTAAATTATGAGTTACAGTATAAGATGTTGCTGATGTATTAAGAGTTGTCTTATACTTTCTTGTAATTTCATGATAATTTGTTCCATCATTGGTTAATGTCCATTGATCTGAAGTTTCATTCCACAGCAACTCTACGTCTGCTGAAGTTCCACGATTTACCTTTAAACCAGCATCTGCTGATGGTGCTCCAGTTACATTTGTATTGAGAACAACTTTATTATCAACAATATTAACTTCAGTTGTGCTGATTGAGTTAATAGATCCCTGTACATCAAGATTTCCATTTACTGTCAAGTCTCCAGCAACTGTTAAATCATCTGGTAATCCAATTGTTACTGCCGCTGACTCTGATCCTGAACCTGAAACAATAATTTCACCAGGTGTACCAGTAATTGTTGAAATGTAGCTTCCAGTTGTGTCAGTTCCTAATGCAACAGAGTTTGGCTCAATTGTAGTTGATATTGTAACATCACCTAAATTGGTCATTGTTGCTGATCCAGTCACATCTCCTGAGAGTGTGATTACTGGATCTTTATTAAGAGATACTGCCCCTGCTGTAACTGTAAAATCTGTTGAACTAAATGAAGCTACACCTTTATTTGTATAGGTTGCATCTTCAGCTGAAACTGTAATTGTGTTATCTGTTACAGCAACATCAATTCCTTCTCCTCCTGCAACAGTTAATGTATCAGTTAATAAGTTAACTGTGTCTGTTCCAGTGTCACCAGCTATTGAGAGGTTTGTAGCTACATCTGCTTCATTTGCAGCTGTTAAACGACCTTGTCCGTCTACTGTAAATGAAGGAATCTTTGTTGTAGATCCATATGTTCCAGCAACGACTGATGTATCGTTTAGTCTGATTGTATGGCTACCTGCTGGATCATTATAAGTTGCTGTTAAACCAGTTCCAGCAACTACGGTTGACCCAATTACGTCTTGAATAACTTCTGTAGATCCAGATGTGGGGGTCCACTCTGATCCATTGTAGAAGAAAAGAATATTTGTACCAGTGTTGTAGTATATCTGACCTGATACTGGATTTGAAGGCGCAGCGCCTAAGTTTTGAATTCTAGCATTGAGCAACTCATTCTTGTTGAGATCAACGCTAACTAAAAATTTTCTTGCCATTTGCTATCTCCTTATGACAGGTATGCTGTCCCTGAAAATGGTTGAGCCATTGTCAGCGTTATTTGATTAGTACTATTGTAGTCTATTCCAGTTTCCAAAATATCTCCAGCGCTTGATTTAACCGTTACGTTTGGCTGATAGCCTAGTCCGTGAGTTATAACAAGAGAATAAATTCCATTAGATGGTCCTGTAAGCTGAGATAGCTCCCAGGAATAAGCTAACGTGTTATTTGTTAGAAATATCTTATTAGATCCCGACCAAGTAGTGTCAGACACTTTTGGTCCGTGAAAAGCTGCTGATGTTGTATCAAAATAAAAATCCCCAGTAAGACCTAGATTTGCTGCTGGGTCTCCCGTACCATTAAGTATGGTTCTTCCTCTTGGACCTTGGGGTCCAGGAGAAGAAATTACAACTTTATTTATTTGCTCTTTAACAACTACAGATTCAATCACTATATAGTTACCGATCTATTTAGGGTCATAAACCCTTCAAGGAGCTTAATTTTATTACCATTAGAATCTACAACCATTATGTCATATACTGACTTAGGATAAAAAAGTTTATTTGTTTGAGTTGGTGTAAGTGTTACAGTTAATTTTCCAAGGGATCCGTTTATTACAATTCCACCACTTGGAGATGTTAAAGTTACTGCTAGCTTAGAGCCACCCTTTACATCACGTACCTGCATTTTTGCAGATGCGCCAGTTAGATCAATCACATTATCATTTTCGTCTTTATATTCTACTACAAAGCTAAATGTTGCATTTTGATCTACGTCGAAATTTTTTTGTCCTGCCATTTGCCATAGTCTCCTAAATAGGAATACTCCTGTACTAATTTTAGCACAGGAGTATTTCTAATTGACTATTTTTGTTTACTTGTTTGTAAACCCGAATGACTTCTCATTTGGGTTTAATGCCTTCAAAATTACGGGTGCTGTGGCAGCAAATCCGCCCAATAGTAGGTCTCTTGGACTAGTGTTGCCAGTCATGTATAGGGCAATTGCTGCTCCTAAAAAATGACGTCCATAACTTGCTAGTGCTGCTAGAATCTTCTCTTGCATTGTAACCTTTCCATCTCCGTTTAGATCTTCTTTAGCTTTTGCCATTTTTGATCCTCCTTATTTCTAGGCGGGAAGCCCAGGAATTTTGGGTGTTAGCCCAATTATATTATTGTACCACTATGCGCTAATATCTACCAATTCGCAATTACCATCTGAGCTACAGGCTAGAGTTGCTGTTGGTGAAGTTCCGTCCTCTATCTCATAAAATGACAAGTCTTCCCAACGAATACTTTTAGGCATCTTTGCAACAAGAGCATCATATTCTTCTTTTGTAACTTCCTGATAAGGAGCTTGCTTGTAAGTATGCTCCGAATGAGGCAAGAATGATATTCCAGAAACCTCATCAAAGTTTTTATAAACCCAAGCTCCAACCTCCATCCATTCATCTTCTTTTACAGAAACTGTAATTGAAGGCTTGTGTTCGCACCAGGCTCTCTGGTAGACTAACCAAATGTTAAGGTGATCAATAGCTGTTAAATCATTTCTAACAATTGCTCCTTCTGGAGCTTTTACTGGAAATGAAAACACGTATGTATCGTTTGGTTTCATTACGTCATCTTCTACTGGAATTCCGACTTCCTTTAAAAATGTAGAAATTGGATCTCCCTTTGAGCCACGTACTGTACGAATATAATATGGCGAATGCCATGGATGCATTCCTGAAGATACCCCGACCAATTGAGACACTGTTCCAGAAGGCTTTACGCATGTAATAGCTGCAGACTCAGGAATCCCAATTTTCCCAGACTCTTCTTTATTTACTTCTCTTGCACGATCACGCATTGACATTAAAAATGCTTCAAGAGCAATAATATCTTGCTTTCCAGACATAAACTTATGTCCGAACTGTCCTGTTAAAGATACCCCAAGCAGTCTTTCTTCTTCCGTATTATCTTTCCATATTTTACGAAGATACTTGAAGTCTGTTAAGGTTGACTGCCACGTTCCAAGGATTGTAGCGAGCTCAACTTTGCGCTGGATATCTTCCTTTGTATCACTTTCACGTAATACGACTTCTGAAAGATTACAAAACTGATAAGGACGAAGAATAATTTCTGAACATGGGTTCGTTCCATAATGTATTTCAGGGTTTCTACGACCAAATTTAGCTGCTTGCGCCTGCGCTGCCGCAACATTATAGATTCCACGTTCGCCAGATTTTGAGTCATATAAAGACTTCCATTCTGCAATAAATTGTTCCATCTCTGGTTTACGAGAATACGCAACAGAGTTATTTGACAAAGCACGTTGTGGACTTGCTTCCCACCAATTTCCTGCTTTTGCTTGAGCCATTTCAATATCATTAATGTTAGATAAAGAAATCATTGCTGAGCGTCTTACACCTCCAACAACTACTACTTCACCAATCTTGCACATAATGTCATGGCATTCGATTGGCTTAAGGCTTCTTCCAGCTGCATTCTTAAATTTTGCAATAGTAAAATCAAAAAGATTGACTAATGGCTGTGGACCTGAAGATCTTCCACCCATTGTCTTAAGTCTTGCTCCAGCTGGACGAACTTTAGAAACATCAATTGCTGGAATGTGTCCTGTCCAAAGCAAAGCAAGTAATTCACGATAAGCTTTAGCCCAACCTTGTTTTGAATCTTCAACAACAATTACAGTATCTGATTTTTCAAGTTTTTCTGGCACTGGTGGTAGTTTATTAATGTATTTATATTCAACTGAGAATCCAACACCAGTTCCGCACATAAGTACATACATTGTCTCATCAAATGAACGAGGAGAATCAACTGGTAGAAATGCACAATTATATCCAGCAACATTATCTCTTTCAAGTGCGGCTCCAGAGGTCATAACAGATCTCATGGAGGGCATTACATTTCGTTCAAATACGAACTCTTTTAATTCCGCAACTAGCTTTTCATTTGGAATATAATTATGATTTGTTTTTAAGTGATTAGTCATAAAAGAAAAATATCGATCTACTGTTTCTCCCCATGTTTCTCTACGACCTTCTGCCTCTACCCATTTTGCATATCTAGATAGAGCAATAAAATTTTCATAAGGATTTTCAATAGTCTGCGACATTTATTATACGACCTTTTCTCCGCCTTGCGGTGCTATTTTTGAATGAAGTCCTAGTGTATCAAACTTTTATTTAGCGGTCTAGGGGTTAAAAATATTTTTATATATATCAATATATGAGATGCAATTTCAGTCAACTGACTTGACATATATACCAATGCAATGCTATTCTTAGAGTTCGTTATCTCTATAGGAGGAAATGCCAATGGAGAATATAAAAACGCAGTTTAGCGATTTGGTTCGTGACTGGACAATAATAGCAGTGGTAACACTGTTTTTGTTTTCTGGAACTCAACCAGCAATTGCTGTAACTGCAGTAAAACCTTTAGTGAAAACTGAAGCCCAATTAAAGCAAGAAGTCTTAGATAGTTTTAGTAAAGAGATTTACAAGCCATCTGAGATGCTTACAGACGAAGAGCTAGTTAAACTACTTGAGACTGTGGGATTCGAAGGACTAGGCCTTAAAAAAGCCTGGTCAATAGCAAAGCGTGAATCTAATGGAAGACCGCTTGCATATAACGGGAATAGGAATACAGGAGATAATTCTTACGGATTATTTCAAATAAATATGATTGGAAATCTTGGTCCTGAAAGACTTGAGAAATTTAATCTGCAGAGTAACAAGGAGTTATTCGACCCAGTAACAAACGCAGAGATAACGTACTATATGACCGATGGCGGTAGTGATTGGTCAGCTTGGAAGGGTATGACCCCAAGAGCAAAGGAATTTTACTTAAAATTTCCAAACAACTAGAGGAGGAAGTATGAAGATACAGTATGTGTCTAAGTACATCTCCTTATCAGAAGAGGGCCTTGTTCCAAGGATATATTGTCCAACGGATCAGGGCTCTCTTCTATGTAACACAGATCAAGATGATCAAATATTTCTATATTGCTTGTCATGCAATTATAAAAAATATATAGGATTGCAGTTTTACGATAACATAAAGGGGTTAGTAGACAATGCCATACGATAAAGATTTACTTAGAGCTGTTGGAATGGGAATTCCATGCATGCACATGCCATCTCTTCCTATGGCTCTAAAAGCCATTAAAGAGTTTAAGCAATACATTGATTCAGCTATTGAAACAGAAAAAACTTTACTTGATTTATCCCAAGATTTGGAAAGGATGATTAGTGAACGAGAGCAGTAATCTAGAAGACAATCTTCCAATGGTAAACTACATAATGCTTCATAGAATATATGACATGATGACATTAATGGCTAAAGCAACTGCTGGTCCTGAAGATGTCGCAAAAATGGTCAAGTATCACGAAGATGGATTCCTGCTTGGGCCAGCTCCTGCATTTAGAGGAAATGATGATGTATAATTATATTTATGAGCCCAAGACATTTTTCCAAAATGATGCAAAGTCCTTACTTTCAAACTGATCATTACAAGAATGAGACTTATGCTGGAAAGCTTGAGCAAAAAATTCAATTAAAATTTTACAATGCTATTTATATAATAAAGAAAAAAATACTTTTCAGAAACCGTTGACTTAAACACAATACTATCTTATAATAATATACGTAAGTTGAGCTTTTAGTTCCTTACGTGCACGAAGGTGCAGAATAGGCTCCATACGAATCCGCCTTTGTATGGGGCCTATTTACCTAATAGCCATCCAGTTATAGTATATCTGTTTCCTTCAATTACATCAAAAACCTCATGAAGAACTCGTCCAGAATGTATAACTATGTCTCCTGGTTCTGGTATATGAGTATACTCTAGCTCTGGGTAGTTTATTTCACCACCCTTAAAGTCACTTAAATAAATTGTGTAGGCACATTGAATTGTAAATTCTTGTTTAGTCTCCACATCAAGATTATGGTCCCCATCTCTATTATCTCTATGAGACTTCATGTTATGACCAGGCTTAAGTCTGACAATTTTATACTCTGGAAGAAAAACATAATCTGGTGAAAAAAGAGATTTGAGCTTTGCATTAATATTTGTTACTGAAGGAATAAGAACTGGAGGGCTAACCTTGTCGCTCCACCATTCCGCAATAGGCTTTTCAGAGGAAGCTTCGTTTTTATAAAATAATGTTCCTTGATGCCTAGCCCATCCATCTAGCCAGTCTTTTTCCTCAAAGGAATCTACGTGGTGCATTATCTCCTTGCAGTCTTCTGGAGAAACAAAGCCCTTGCCTATCCACACTCCTTCTTCTTTTACCTTAACTATATTTGGATCATCATAGAACATAATTTACTCCTCATTTAAGTGCGAAAAAAGTGCGGCGGAAAATAGAGAGCACCCCATATTTCCTTTGACCTTATACATCTCGTCGGATGTAAGATCATATAACATATTCATAATTATACTACAGTCATCATGCTTCCACAATAAATCACATATGCCACCATTTGCAGAAGCATTCAGACAAAGGCCTAGCTTGCCCTGTAAATACTTTTTAAGTATCTCCTGGGCTTCTGGGCCAAGAAGATGAAGTTCGTGTCTTATATTAGCCAAGGAGAGCTTTTCCAGATTCTATGCAATTTGAGCAATATGAATACTTCTTCCAGGATGAGTCGAATTTAGTAGTATATGAGTACTCTCCACAGAATGAGCATACATTATCTAGTTGACTAAAAATACTATGATTGTTATAGATTTCATTGTCTATATCAAACATCTGTCTTATCTCGATCTTATCTTCTTCAGTTAGACTGTTATATAGATTAGTTGATGCCATATTGTGGTAAGTTAAAGTATCTTTCTGGATTTCCCCCGCCAATTCTATGTTTAAGTCATCACATAGTTTTTTGACTATGCTTTCTGGATTTTTAAGAGATACTTGTCTTACAAGAAGATTGATTCTATTTAATCTTTCATATAATAACTCTTTGTCGACATTATTATCTTTAGAATATTTTTTAATTATTATATTTAGGATATTGTTATATTCTTCTGAAGTATGTAGTATTTCTTTGCTTTGTAGATTATGAG